AAGCCACCTGTATTCCAGGCTCCTTCTCCATAGTGGGTATTTTGGGCAGTCCAACGTGTAGGGTTAACTATACCCTGAACACCTTCAACCGAAAATATTTGATCGGCCATAAGGATCTACCTCCTTATGCGATTCTGATTATCGCGTCGCTGGCGTCCGCTGTCGGAAATTGAATTGTGAATGTACCGTTAGTAACAGTTTTATCTCCACCAAATGCAATCGCACAAACTGCTTTGTTTGATGCACTTGAGTTATAGATTAAAGCTGCGTTCGCAGTAAATGAAGCTGATGTCCAAGAAATATCAGGAGAGAAATCACAGTAAGCTGTTGTTCCTGAAGTTGTTGGAGTCACACTTGTTAACGAAGCACCACCTGCTGTGTATGCAGTTCCAGAAGTATTCGTAATTTCTTCTGAAGTACTATACGCAGTTGTAGAAGCCCCTAAAGTTGCATCACTATCGTACAATGCAATTTTAAAAGTGTTTCCTGTTGATGCTGTAAAGTTGTGAGTAGCTACCAAGATTTCTTGTTTGAAACTTGTGCACATTGCCGATGTATTTGCCATATTTTAACTCCTTATTGAGGCGGAGATTCGATCTGTATACGAATTGTACCATCCGTATAATCGTCTCTTCGTCTCCTTCCAATTTGCTGTGAAGCAAACTTCTGTACTTCTTCTTTATACTTTTGCTCATATAAAGTCAACATATCCATTGGGCCTTTTAAATACCCATATGTTTCCGCTAAACAGCAGTATAATAGCCCTTGCGGGAAGTTTAAACTAATGTAATTAGTGCCTGATCCCTCTAAAATAGATTGCACATAATTATAATGAACCTTGAACATATAAGCTGCATCTGGAACTGGAGCAAACATTAGTCTTCCAGAAGTAGTATCTGATAAACCAGTAGCTCCTCCAAACATAGCATAGTATTTAGGTTTTCCTCTTTTAGCTGTTTCTGTAGATGGAACATATTCTTGTAAAAAAGTTCTGTCTCTTTTTAAAAGCCAAACATTGTCTCCTGTTACTGCTGATGTGGAATCATACACTTGAACTCCTCTAATAAACAAAGCTCCAGCAGGACAGTTAATAGTTGTTTGACCAGCTACTAAACTTCCAGTTTGAGCTTTTCTATCTGCATCAATTGGCACATCATACATAATTCTCTGTTGAGCGTTTAAAATAATATTTTCTAAAACATCATTCGTAAGAACCGTATCTCCTACTTCTGTGTAGTTTTTAATTTGTGTTTTTAATCCTGATGCACTTAATCCTGACATTATCTAATTATCTCCAAACAAGCTGGGCAGCTTTTTCTAAATCTTTTGTGGTCATTACAATGTTCTGATTGAAGAGCAGTTGTAGCTTCTACTACAGCTTCTTTTTTATCAAACAATTTTTTAAATAAATTTTTTATATATTTTATCATTATGGTCTCATGTTTACTGGTCCACCAAAACAGAAAAATCCTCCACCTGTTTCTGCGCTGGACGCATTGTTTTTTAAACTAAACGTAAAACTATTACTTACAGTAACCGATCCTGGCGGAGAAGCAATAGTTTCAGTTGTTGTTTGTTTTGTAATTTTATAAGAACCGTAAACTTTAGCTCCGCTGCTATGAGCCGCTGCCGTCGTTGATTCAGGAGTAGCTCCATTAATAGGGGCAGCCGTTCCTCGAGTTAGTCCGGATAAGGTATTTGATGCTGTAGTGTTTGTCGTATAATAAATTGTTTCACTCACATCATTTCCATCACTATCAAATAATTCAATACAAATATAACCAGGAGCAACAAATTGTGAAGAATCTGCTAATACTAAACTGGTTGCGCTTGAACTTATAGCCCCATTTAAAGTAGTGGTTAATTCTAAAGTAGATTTAGCAACGCCACCTACAGCTCTTTCAACATTCGTGAATCTAATATAATCATTTGTAGACCAAGGTTGATTTTTACATTTAACCGTGACACTTGCATTACTAGCCGTTGTAGTAAAAGGATTGTTATCTAAAACAACTGCTGTGGCAAAAGCTTTTCTTGAAGGTCTTATGTGAGGTAGTCCTTGAGGATCTCCCACAATTGGTTTTGGTTCTAATTGAGGTTGTTTAGGTTCATATTCAGAAGTATGCACCCAAAGACCTGTCCATTCTTGCACCATTTCTCTATAAGGAAATGCTACACCTGAACGGTCTGAAATCATTAACGCATGTTTACCTGATGAAAAAGCTGCCATTATGTTATCGCTGGGTAATAGTTTTTAGGAGTTATGTATGTGCTAGAAGCTGACCCGTCCTCTGCTAAAGCTCTAGCTAACTCATCTTCATATAATAATTTCATTTCTTGTGTTCTTTGTGGAGCAAACTTTTGTGATAAATAAAAAGCAAGTCCTGCAGTCATACAAGGAACAAATCTATAAGGAACATCAGTTGCATTTGTAAATGCACCAACATCCTGAACTCTTTTTTGATAAAAAATTTTTAATTTATTTGCTGATCCTGCAGCAGAAGCATTAGCTGTAGGGTAAATAGTTAATGAAACATGATCAATAAATCTTTGAACCCAAAAGTTTGAAGGAGTGCTTTTTGTAGTTTTATTTCCATAGCCAGCATAAGTAGATCTATCTATTTTAGTCATAGTAGTATCTGCTTGAGTTCCGCCGCTGTTGTTATTGTATTGACGGAAAGAACACTGCATAATGTCTGTAAACCCATAGATAGAAGTATCCGCTGTCCCTGCATCATTTACACAAGGAGCACTCGTTCCATCTCCGCTTGCTCTGTAAAATTTATATTCGGTTTGACCTTCAACTAAAGTAACGTTTGTAGTTCCTACTTCCCAATAGTGAAGTCCTCTATTTCCCCATTCAGAAAATAAAACATTTAAAGATCTTTTAGCTGATCTGATCTGATTTCCTGCAGTTCCGACAAGACCTATTCTTTCGTATGCTTCCATGATTACATCATCGATCGCATAGTTCTTATCAAAAACATATGTGCCAGAAGTAGTATTCGCCATTGGCTACCTCTTACGTAAATGTACCGATAATCGTTACGTGATCACAGTTGGTTACATCAACATACATTCCAGCATCACAATAAATTCCTTCTCCAGGAATTGTAAAACTTTGTGTTTCATTAGCAGCAGTTCCCCACTTGCCTTCAAACACTAATGCTGAAGCTGTTTTAGAACTATCTGCTTCGTTATAAATTTTTATAACGGCATCGGCTGCGCTGGATTGTCCTGTCACCTGCATGATTCTAGCTTTAGTAATAGTAGTTGCGGTTGTCTTAACATACTTCTGCGCTAGACCATCGGCTGTTAATGCAATTGTTTGTTTAACATTTGATGTTATTGCCATATTTTTTCCTTTTCTTGTGAGCTCCCGAAGGAGCTCACAGTTTATCTATTAGGACTCTTTAGCCCAAGTACCTTGAACATCGGTTACTTGCCATGCAGTAACGTCGCCATTCATAGCTTGAATTTTAACATAGTCTCCAATTTTAGATGTAGCCTTAGTGTTGATCAAATCTTTATTATCAGTAGATGAACCAGCATAAGTAATACCATCACTTGCGTTGGGACTAATTGTTAAAGTGTTCGCGCCATCTTCAGCAGTATTTACAAAAGTAAATACGTTTCCTACAGCAATAGCTGGTAGGGTGAAGACCGTTCCATCTGTTTTAGATGTAAACGTTTTTCCTGAATCAGTAGTAATAACGACAGTGTAATTAGATTCTTTTGCTTCGATATTGTATCCAGTTACACCAGCTTCGTTTTTCTTACCAACTAAAACAGGTCCTCTAAACAATGTTGTTGCCATAATTATAATCCTCCTAGTTTTCCGAATACTGTCTCTAGGCCGTCGACTATACGCGTCAGTATTCTATTTAATAATTGTATAGTAAGAGTTTTATACGCTATATTTTTATATAGTGCAAGAGATCCTGTAATGAAGTGCTAATTTCAGTGATGTAGCTTTTTGTGTACTAAGTGGCTACTGACACTTGTGGAGCTGAATTCAAAATTGCGTTTTCCCTGTCTGCAATTTTAGCTTCTTCAAGCTTAATGGCCGTAATGACTTCTCTAATTTTATCATCAATTCTGACCATATTGAGAGTGTATCTACCTTCTTTAAGGTGCTCCTGCTCCCACGTCAACTCCAAGGACTTCTTTTGTTTGTATAGGTCCTCGATCATTTATAACCTCCTCATAGGTTATGTATTTACGACGTTTGTCATAAAATCCCGATTCATCCCACTTTACACTATTTTCTCCCAACTTGTCAACTATAGCATTCTCTATAGATTGGGCACTATCTTCAGCTTTAACAATAAAGCTAGTTCGATAGCCGTAGGCAATAATGATTACTTTGAAGTCTCTCATAGTCTAATTTCTTACTTTATGTAGCAAATGTGGCGGTTTTGAGGCCGCCACATTAAATTTAGTTATTACGCACCTTCAACGCCAAAGATACCTCTAGGGTCAGATACTCCAAATGAGTATCTTTCTCTAGCTTTGTATCTAACGTTTCCAGTATCGAAATCGCCTTCCATTGCTGTTGACAATGGAGATCTAACGAACATTTTCATGCCGTTAGGAACGTCAGTGATGATGTACCAAGAGTCAGCATCAGTTAGGTAATTATTCACTCTGTATCCTTGAGGAATCATTCCCATTGAGTTGACTGCGTTGATGTCATTATCAGCTGTACCAGTTCTACCCTGAGATTTCATTAATCTCTCTGCATTAAATTGGTTTTCAGGTGGAACAATCATCTTAACGCCTTTTGCTGCAATTAAAAGTCCACGTTCATCAGTCATTTCTCCAATATCGATTAGAGATTGTTCTAATGAAGTTTCATTTAAGTCAGACTGCGTTGCTAATGTGTTCGCAAATGAGCCACCTAATGTAGTGTGCGAAGCGTTAAACAAAGAAACACCATCACCAGAATCAAAAGTATCCACTGAAGGAAGTCCGTTGATTAATGGAGCTGCTGCTTTAACTTGTTTAGAGTTCGCCATAGATCTAGCCAAAGCTTTTGTGTATCTAGAAGCAAGTCTGTCGTAGAGGTTATCTTCGATAGCTTCTTCAGTGATAGCAAATGCTAATGCTACTGTCTCATGCGTGTAACGAGCTGTGAAAGTCTCTTGTGCATCATCGTAAGATATGCCTTGACCTTCGCCCTTTACTTGTGCGTTTCCGAATCCTGATAACATTACTTCCTCTTCGAAAGCTCTGTCAGAAGATTCTACGTTGTAGATTTCAGCGTGTTGGTTTTCGTATCTCTTGTACTCAAGTCCGAATAAAGCATTCAAACCTGGTTCAAGCTCTTTAACTAACTGCGCTCGTGATATTGCCATGTTCTATACTCCTTATGCGTCTCTTAAGAACTGATTAGCCCTGTTGTTCATAACTACAATAACATCACAACCAGCAGCCGTCACGTCTTCCTGATCGGGCACTTCTGCCAAACGAATCATTCTCCACATGTAGCCGTCATTGTCTGAGGTACTGTAATTAAGAGTAGCTGTTGATTGTCCAGATACACCTGCACCACCATTGTTCTGATTCATTCTAACTACTAAGCAGTCAGATTGAAACGTCGCAAGGCTCGTCATAGTTGCGTCTGTTCTCATCATATACTCTTGAAAAGGGTTGTCATTTACGAAAACATAACCATCGCTGTTACCTGTGTTTGGGTTTGTTGCGAAAGTCTGACTCGCTGCTACAGAATTTGACCATGTAGGTTTTGATGTCGTTCCATCGATGTAAAATACACCGTTAGAAACTCCTACACATACTTCTGGAGTAGTTGTGTCAGCATCCCAAGAAGCTCCACCTGTACCAGTGTCGTCCATAGTGGCTGGGGCTAAACTTTGCATGTAGCCGTCGTCACCTGAACTATCTTGTGGTCCAATTGGTTCATTCTTGAGGATTCTTACGCCCAAACCTGAAAGGATTCTATACTTGCTCTGCCCTTGAGTAGCTGGACCATTGCCCAGAACTTCAATAGCTTTGCAACCATATCCTTGTGTTTGTAGGTTTGCCATAGTTTGTTGTCTCCTTAAGTGTTCATAGTATCACCTATGAACGGGTTTATATTAAATCGATAGTAGGGATTAACCCACGAATTCCTAATTAGGATTTCTTTGTACCACCGAAAGTTACACGAGATTGTCGATCAACATTGATCGGCATACTCTTATGCTGCTCTCTCATGAGATCGTTTGTTACTGCTTCGTCTAGACCATCAGCACGTTTTTTAACGTAATCAGTTCTAGCTTGTGCGATCTCTTCAGTTACCTTTGCAAGCAAAAGGCCACCAACTCCAACCATCCCCTTGTATTTTCCCGATTCTATAACCGGGTAGTCAGAAGCATTTTCGATTTCTTCGGCTCTTACTAATTCATAACCAGATCGTAAACGACCTTGTATGTTTTTAGAATCGTCGAATCCCATCGATTCAGCTCTGATCCATCTGTACCTGAATCCATCAGGAGCAGGGGGTGCATCTAGAGAAGATGGAGGAACCCACACTTTTGGTCTTTCAGTCTTTGACCGTGTTTGGTTCGCACGAGAAGTCTTATTGTCTTGTTTTTTCATACGCTATACCTCCTTCGTGAGTTTTAATTGTTTTGCGTAATCTTCGAGTGGCACACCTAATTTTTTCGCTATTGCGACTTGTGAAGATGTGAGTTTCACAGTTTTGCGACCAGGTTTTACGCTTCTATTTGCAGAAGCCACCGACTGTACGGGTCTAGTCGTTTTCTGTTGTTCAGTATTACCAAACTTATGCGGAAAGTCAACTCTTATTCGTTTATCAACTTCCTCATAATACTCGTTAGATTGAGGGTCATACCCTTCCTTCTCTACTAAATCCTTATGGATTTCGAACGCTGTAAACGTCATAGCTCTGTCTTGTCCGAACCATGAGTTCTTAGCTGCCCAGCCTTCCGCTTTAGGATCGCTAGGTTCTCGGGAAGGTAGTTCTCTCGGAGTTTGTTCCGGTAATTTACCACCATCAGATAGTTTTACTTCTTCTACACCTTCTTTCATTTGCTGCACTTTCGCATTCTCAAACGCCAGTGTAGCAATTCTCTTATTAGCATCGACTTGAGCTTTTGCGTCTCCAGACTCAATAGCAGCGGCCAATTCTCGTTGCGCCGCGTCCATTCCTGTCTTGACGTTTTCTTCAAATCGTTTTTGATAATCAGAGTCCATTTTAAAATATTTTCTCTGATCAGCTTTTCTTTGTGTTTCAACAGCTCTTGCGTATTCAGTGGCTGAATCCCTCTGCCTCTCTGCTTCACGCATTTTCCGAGTTAGCTTAGCTATTCTTGATTGAACACCTCTACTATACTCTTCTAGTTTACTGTCATCTTCTTTTGTTTCTTCTTTAACTGGTTCTTGTTCCGTGGTTCGTGGTTCTTCTTTCTTGTCTTCTTCTACTATTTTTACTGTGGGCTCTTTTTCTTGAGTCTCCACAACTGATTCATCTTTTTCTTCAGGAACATTAACTTCGGCTCCTGGACCAGATGTATCAATATCAACCGTTTTCTGTTCTTTTTCTGCTATCGGTTGTTCTTTAGCATTTTCTGTTGGCATAGTACCTCCTATGTTAATATGCGTGAATTAGACTTTTAGGGTCCTTCACGGTCGCCAATATTTCGTCATCGTTAAGAAGACGAATTTCCCCACCTTCAATTTGTATACGCGATCCCGCGTATCGGGCAAAGACAACCCAATCGTTGACCTTGCACCATGGACCTTCTGGATAACGTTCTTTATCATTATAACATTGTGGTCCCATTTTTAATACTAAACCACATTGAGACGCCACTTGTTGACGTTCCAAAGTTGTTTCAGTAATTAAAACTCCCCCTGCCGTTTTCTCATCCATCTTGAATGGTAAAACGATCATTCTCCAACCTGTCGGTTGTGGAATCTGTTCTTTTTCTAATTTTTTTGGTTCTTTAGGTTCAGACGGTTTAACGCCTACTAAAGTTTTATCTGGTAATTCTATTTTAGGTTTTTGGTTTGGTTGAGATATCGACAATGTTTCTTTTTGCATTTGGCTCCTTATCATCTAGCAGGTTAGAGATTTCCTGACGCACTGATTCCAGTGCATTAATCTGACCTATTATATACTTATAAGTCTCCATATTGTCAACCCCTCCAGTCGTAATTGACATAGAAAGAGATTGAATTCTTCTTTCAAGGGCTCTTTTTAATTTATAAACTAATGTTTCTGTATCCATACTACTTTCTTAAATAAGATTACATCTTTCCCATTTTAAAACCGGGATGGTTATAATACTTACCATAACTCGGGTTTGCTACTTTTGTTCCTCCTAAATTTCCATGTACATAACTTCCAATGTAAGGTTCTGAAACCCCACCAGTTGCCAGGTTTTTTCTTTTCTTAGCCATTTTTTTAAATGTCTTAGCCAAAGCTTTAGCTCTACCAGTACATCCAGGTTTTGTAATCGGAGTACACTTTCCTTTAGTGCCTCTTTTTTTAATTGATTTGTTTACTTTCTGAATCCAGTTTTTAGACATTAATTTCTTTTAATTTCTTTTGCATGGTAGCGTCCTGTAGGTTCGCCTTTATAATTTTTATACTGCTCAGCTTGACCTGTAGCTTCCATATCTTTTAATGATTTTTTACCTTCTTTAATTTGCTTTTCAGCTTTATCAACTTTGTCTATACGTTTAACATGAAAATGAGTTCTAACTGAATCAGCTCTCTGTTTTGCAGTTCCACTAACATAAGATGGTATTTTACCTGATAAAGGTTTAACACCTGTAATTGTTTTTCCTCTTTCACCTTTAGCTATTCTTCTAGCACGTTGTGCACTTTTAACTTTTTTGCCCAACATTCCAAAACCTTTTTTCGCTACTCCAAAAATTCCCATTAATTCCAACCTTTCTTAGCTAATTTAGGTTTGCCTTTTATAAGCCCACCTTTTTTGTATCCTCTGTTTAATTCTCCAATAACTCTTCTTTTTTCAGCTCTATCTGCTGCATCAGGATGTCTTCTAGCATCAATTCTACCCATTTCTTCTAATAGGTTAGCTCTGCCACCTATGTTCATGTTTCTTCTTGGCTCCTCAGAAGCCCTTTCTTGAAACGATTCAAACATTGTTT